ACAACTAATCAACCGAATGTGTTCTAAAGATACATTAATTGTAACCATACTCCTAACAAAAAGAATGTGGATAGTATTAATGCTTTGATAAAAAATTTAATGTCTTCCATTTATCTAGTTTAATACTTTTACACAATTAGGATATTTAGATTTTGCTTCTTGCCAAGTAATATCATACAATATAACTTTTTCAAAATTTCTTACAAAACCATCATCCCAATAATGTTTTTGTGATTTATGACAAAATATTAGATTTTTCTTTTCTGTTATTTCTACTTTAGGATTTTTGTAATCCTCTGTATTTATAAATATGTCTATTTTACTCATTGTTTTGTTTTTTAATTAAATATAAATGATTGTGTTTTTGTCCAAGTTCCTATGTGCTTGTTATCCTCATTATAGTATAATGTACATAAGATGTTTTCTTCTTTTACTTTCTTGTAATAAATGACTCCATCATTCATCAAAGCAAGTTTGTTTTCAAATTTTGTTTTTGTAATATGTTCAGTTTTACTCATTGTTTTGTTTTTAATTATACTGCTAATATAATACTTTTTTTAATATAATTAACATTTTTTAATAAATATTTTATCTACCTCTGTTATCTTATTGCATATTTACCCTTGTTTGGGTTTTGTAAGGCCATCATTAATGAGTATCGAGCTGCATCAATACAGTCAGGATGTAAGCCTGTAGGTTTCTGTATGTTGTTTCCCTCTTTGTCTTTATCCCATACATAGCCTTGTAATTCTCTAATTAAGTTCTTTGACCTTGATGTTACATAGACCTCATTCTGATTTATAAGGTTGATTCCATATACTATTGAATCTCTGCCTTTTGTTACAGGGAATATTTTGTGGCCATAGTTTCGAAGCTCTTGTATTGACTTAGGCTCTGCACTATCTGCATATATGTGTTCTAAAACTCTACTGTCTGTTAAAAAATTGCTTATGTCTCTATTGAGCATACCTTTTCTATAAAGAAGCTCATCAAATATATAAGCATTGTTCCATTTGTATAGTCTTATGTAGGTTGTAGGATCAACAGAATAACCAAAGTCAAGACCTGCACATAAAAGCCTAGCATCGTCAGGTATCTTATCAATAGACTTCCAGTCAGGAATACAAGCACCCTCTAAGCTACCTATCTCTCCAAGTCCATATACTTTCCACCAATTAGCCCAATATGTAGATGTCTTAGCCTTTACTCTAGCTTTCTCTATTTCTTTTACTATTGATTCAGGTAGGCTATTATTATCTTTATATGTAAGTGTAACAAAGTCTGTATCTTCTTGGCCTATCAATTCTTTATCTACCCAAAACAAATTTGTAGGATTATAGTCAAGCCATATATTACCTGATGTTCTTACAGCTAGTTGTTGGTATGCTTCAAAGCTAATATTGTTACACTCATTAATAAATAAGTCTGTTCTCCTGGCACCTCTTAGTTTGTCAGGCTGGTCTGTACTAAAGAACTCTATATAGCTATAGTTGCTGAATTCGTATTTTAAGATACTTCTATTGAACTTTCTCTCATCGTACCTATTCAAGGCTTTCATTATGTTTAGAAAGTCCTTTAAAGCACCTCTACGCAAGTGTGGTATTGATTCTGCTACTACACTTATTTCTTTATGTGAGTTTCTACAAGCATAGTCTATAAGTATTAATAAGACTGCAATAGTTTTACCAGCAGAGCTACCTCCTCTAATTATTCTTGTTCTTTGATTTAGTGATCTAAGTTTTTTAAGAGCTGTAGTCTTAGTAAACATTAATCTATAAATATTGGTTGGTCATCGTTGATATGAATGTCTTTTGTTTCCTTAGGCCTACCAACATAGTAATTATAATAAAGCTGTACATACTTATAGTCTTTTTTTTCTAATCCCTCTTTCAAAGCTCTATAAGCTAAAGGCTCTAATGGTTTTAGTTTTTCTATAAGTTGTATCTCCTCTGACTTTGGTTTTCTACCAGCTCTGCCTTTTGTTGAGTGTCCTCCATTGTTTTTTCTACCATCCATAGAATTAATATAATTTAATTAATTAATCTTTTGTATATCTATATATCGAAAAATTTAATTAATTTTTGTTCACAAAGATTGTTTTAAAATTTCTAAACATAATTCTTGTGGCACTACACTTCTTTGATAATTCCCTTTTAATCCTTGAGTTCCTGTTTGGCTACCTCTTGATGCTGGTTGATGATGACAGTTTTTGTTTCCATTAAAACACTCTGGTCTTGGTTGCCATCCATTTGGATTAAATACCGATCTTAAGTTGTTAGTCCAAATATCAGTTGGTTTTGCTCTTGTATCTCCATACTTACAATACCATACTGTAGTTCTTTGTAAGCCTATCATAAAATCTAATTTTCTTAGTTTGCCTCTTGGATTTTCAATATACCAGTATCTAGGATTTAATTGTTTTATAATGCTTATTGTTTTTTTTATAACCTTGACCCCAAAAACTGCTTGTTCTGTTTTAGGTGTGTGGTCTTTGTTCCAATGTTTACCAATACTTGCAACGCTAAAATAAGTACAAGGAGGAGATGCCCAAATTAAATCAGGTTTGAAAGGTAATTTACTTATATCAAATTCTAGAATATCTACTACATAATCTATTTTATCAAAATTATTTACATCACTACTAAAAACATTATATCCTAAAGTTTCTGCTACTTTACCTATGCTTCTACTACCTGCAAATAATTCTAGTACATTCATACATCTAATTCTTTTTTTTCAAGCTCATCTATGATGTTTACTACTTTATCTATGTTTTCATTATTAAGATGATTAGCCTTTAATTTAACAAACTCTCTTTTAGATTTATTGTTCACACCTTTGTTTGTTTTTGTTAGCTGTGTAAGCCACTCTCCTATCTTTCTATTGTATTGCACATTCGTTTCAAATGTATTTACTGCGTGTAGCACAGATGAATGACTTGATGTTTTTCCTTGTGATTGAAAGAACTCTGCTATTTGTTGTAGTTTCATCTTTTCATATTTGTATAACACCCAAGCTAGTAAAGACCGTACCTCTACTATTTCTATCTTTCTAGTGTTTTCAAATACATCTAGCTTTGTTATCTTCTTTATTCTGTTTGCTATCTTTATTGCTTTTGTCATAATATTCCCTCTATTATATAATTATCTAAATCGTGGCCTTGTATAAAAAAGTTTTCAAATATTGTTAAAGCCTCTTTTGTTTTTCTTTTACCCTCTAAGTAAAACTCTTCACTACATTTCCATACACCTATATCTAAACTGCCTTTGTCAATTACTAAGAATGTAAAATCCTCGTAAGACTTATTATACAACTGACAGTATAAATAACATTGTACATCGTAAGAGTATTTTTTAGCTGAGTATGGAAAACCTTTTATGTCTGTTGTTGTCTTTATATCTACAATACCTTTACTACTTAATACATCTGCTTTACCTCTAAATGGATAACTGTGTATCGTATCTATTGCAGGTACTTCAAACTCGCAGTCTGTTATATATTTAAGAGCTTGTTCATTCTTCAAGAAAGCATCTGCGATCTTCTCTGCATTTTCTCTTTCTGTTCTTGTATATACTAAACCATACTTTTTTTTTGCTTCCTTGTATGCTTTTGAGTTTTTACTTGCAACATTGACAAACACTTGTTCTTGGAATTTATCAGGCTCAAGTATAGACATATGTATTAGCCTACCATCTCTTAGTGGCTGTGTTTCAGCACTACCATACTTTGTAACATACTTGTATGTTTTTGGACTTGATAATAGTAGTTTTAAAGACGAGCTGCTTAGTACTAGTTGTGATAACTCACCATAGTAGAAATCATCATCTACCATCTTTTTTAACAAGTCTTGCTTGTTGTACTCGTTTCCGTCTAAAAGTTGTATCGTTTTCATAATTTTGTTTTATCAGTTTTGTTTCTATATTATTTGTGTACTTGTGCATTTCAGTAAGACACTTCATAAAATTACCTATCTCTTTCTTTCTACTATCACTTGCTTTTTTAAAAGCAGATGTCATAGCTTGACCTAAGTAATTAAAAGATGCCTCGTATTTTTGTTTTGCTTCTATGTCCATTGTTCTAACATCAAAAGTAAACACATACAAATTAGAAATGCAACAAATGCAAACTTTAAAGTCTGATATGTTACCTCATCTTTCTTTGGGTCTCTACCTTGATTACTTCGATATTGTCTCATTGTCTTTTATATATCTGTTGTCTAACTGATCTTTTATACCATACCCCTCTTCTAATAGTATTTTTTTTGCACCTACTATCATCTCTGATTTTTTTTTTAGACTATGTTCTACTCTATATCTTTCGAATATTTCATTTGATATAGGCATCGTGTCATTTATTTGAGATATATGTTTTTTTACCTTTTCTTTTTTTCGATGTGCATCGAATATTGAGTTTTCTATTGCCATTGTTTTATTTTTATAGTTATCGGTTTTGTCGCCATGCGACATAAACCTAAGCTTTTAGTTTTACTAATGTCTTTCCAAATCTCCAATTAAAAGGGTCAGTCAATTCACAAAAGGTATAGCCTTTGCGTTTCATTACAACCTTACCTTTATGTATTCTATCATTATGGTAGCATTGGAAAGTGTCATTTACTTTTAAATTATTTACTTTTATCATACTCGCAATATAGTGAAAATAATTAACAATATG